ACATGAACGGTGCTTTGTGGTCGGGCGGTAGAGGGTATGACGGTACAAATGCGGTCGGGTCGGCAAACGCTGCTGGCGGCGGCGGCGGCGGTTACTACGGTGGTGGTGGCGCGGTAGATGAAACCCCTAGTACAGGCGGCGGTACCGGCGGTGGTAGTGGGTACGCGAACACAGGGTCTGTATCTAATATCTCGGGCACCAATGGTGGCGCGGCTAACGGGAACCCCTCGTGGACGTGGTCCGCCCCCACCGTGAACGGTAGCGGCCATAGCTTAATAGACTATACGGGGAGTACTTTTACTCCCAGCATAAACGGTTTTGATAACGCCCAGTATACCGCCTTTATAACTAACGGCGGCACGAGCGCTTATGTTAACAGACGTTGTGGTGGGAATGGGTACATAACGGTATCAAGGGTATCCTAAGACATCATAATAACACTGCTATAATTACCACAAATTAGTACCGGAGTTACACGTCATGATCGAAGAACTTATCAGCCGCGTGTTCTACGCACGCAACGTAGCCCACTTTGAGCACTGGCGCGCCAAGGGCGACGGCAGCTTCGCGAAGCACATGTCACTGGGCAGCTTCTACGATGACGTGATCGACGCCATCGACAAACTCGTAGAGGCCTATCAGGGCGCGTTCAATCTCATCGGTAACATACCGGCCCCGAAGGTGACGGAGCGCGACGTGCTGAAGCTCCTAGAGACCGACGCGGACTGGATCGAGGAACACCACGAAGAGATCTGCAAGGGCAACCGCGCCGTGGCCAATCTAGTCGACGGTGTAACGGAAGTGTATCTGACAACCATCTACAAGCTGCGGAACCTGAAATGAGCGACGATGTAAACCTGCGCCTGACAACGCATGAAGCCGTTTGCGCTGAGCGCTGGCGCGAAACCATTGTACGCATCAAGCGCATTGAGGCGCTCATGATCGGCAGTGCCGCCGGGATAATAGGGTTACTGTCCGCAATTGCGTTTAAGATGGGCTGACATGAGGGTTGCGTCGATTTTAGCAGTGCTGCTGCTTTTGTCTGGCTGCAAAGACCGCTATCGGTATGACTGCCAAGACCCTGCAAACTGGCAGCAGGAAATATGCAAGAAGCCTAAGTGTGTAGCTATGGGCTACTGTACCGAGTGGTTGATAAATACAGGTGAAGAAGATGAAACCCACCAGTGAATGGTCGCCAGAGGAACTGCTTCGGTTCATCGTCGGCATCGTGCTGTCGCTAACGCTTACGTTCATCGTGGCAACTGTGCTATACTCGCTGGTGTTTGTATCGCAGCCGATGGAGGGGCAGTCCCCGAATGACGCTGAGTTTTTTAAGCTGATTAACCCAATAGCGACGTTCATCGTCGGGGCATTGGCAGGACTTATGGCTGGGCAGGGCAGCGGCTCAAGAAAGCCCAAGGATGAGGAGATTAAAGATGAACTTCCTGAATAGTTTTGAAAGCAAGCTAGATGGCACGAATGATACCATCGAGTTTGTCATCCGCGTGGCTATCGTCACGCTGTCGGCAGTGATCCTTGTGGTTGTGCTGGCGCTTGCCGTTGGGTTATTTGTTTCAAACGACGTTGTGAGCAGCGCGGCTATCCTTGAGACGGTCAACCCAGCGTTCCAGACAATCATCGGTGCCTTCGTCGGTCTGCTTGGTGGCTTGAGCCTCAACGCCAATGCTCGCGACAAAGAACCTACGCCAGAACCAGAAGCGCCGCTGGAACTTACACCAGAAATGGAAGTCGGTGAGTATAACCCCGTGCCGTTGGTCCGCCCTGCTGGGACGATCTTCCCTAAAGGCGACATCGAAGAAGAAGATGATGACGACATGGAACCTTGGGAGAAGTATCGCAACGACCTACGCTATGACGCGAACGGCGACGGTGTGGTTGATGAAGACGACTTCCCTGACTGGCGCAACCCAGCAGCATAATGGCGGGCGAACTCTCTACCGTTGAGATGATAGGCCAGCTTTGGCCTATTGTTCTTGCATTCATCACTCTGACAATCATCCTCGCCAAGATGGATGTGCGACTTGGCGTTGCGGAAGAGAAGATCAAGACGCTCTTTGAGCTATGGAATAATCGGAAGGACGATAAATGAGCCTAATTAACCTTCAAAGTAAATGCGGCTGTCATGCAGATGGCGCGTTTGGTCCGGGGACACTGAAGGCCGCCTGCGCGCGCTTTAAGCTAAACAAGAACCGCGCCGCGCACTTCTTCGCTCAGACGGCGCATGAAAGCGGCAACTTCAAGGCGTTCAGCGAGAACTTGAACTACGGCGCAAAAGGTCTGCGTGGGATCTTCGGTAAGTACTTCCCGACCGACGCAATGGCCCGTGCTTACGAGCGCCAGCCACAGAAGATTGCCAACCGCGTCTACGCCAACCGTATGGGCAATGGCGACGAAGCATCAGGCGACGGGTGGCTGTACCGAGGTAGGGGTCCGCTCCAACTCACCGGGAAGAACAACTACCGCGCATTCGGCAAGTACATCGGGCGCGAACAAGAGGTGTTAGACAACCCAGACATCGTTGCTAACGAGCTCGGCTTCGAAAGCGCGTTGTGGTTCTTTGACGCAAACAAGCTGTGGGGCATCTGCGATCAGGGCATCAATGACGCCGCGATACTTGCGCTGACAAAGCGGATCAACGGCGGCACGCACGGCCTTGACGACCGTAAGGCGAAAACCAAGAAGTACGCAACATGGCTTTAATCAACCCAATAATGATATACGGATTGGCAGGCGCTTTGATTATAGGCGCGGCTTCTGGGTACAAAGTCCGTGACTGGCAGTGCGATGCAGCTTTTGCAAAGGCGCTGGAGAAGGCGGAGAAGCTACGGGTTAAAAAACAAGAGGTAGTAGACAATGTTTCGCAAACCTATGAAACCGAACGAGATCAAGCCAATGTGGTGGCAACCGAACGCACAAACACCATACGTGAAATATACAAAACGGCTCCTGCCGTTCCTGTTGATTGCGCTGGTTCTGATGCTTTGCGCAGGGTGCTCGAAGGCGGTGTCCGTGACGCCAATGCCGCTACCACCGGCAAACCTAGCGGCGAAGTGCCCGACACTTCAAGACCCGCCACTCGTACTGATTGATCCTGAGCGCGCGCTTTGGGAAGCTGACATCATTGCAAAGTATACGGACTGTAGTGTAAAGCACCGCTTGACGGTTAAAGCATGGACAGACGCAGTAGCTGTAAAATGATAAAAACAGGTTTTCTGGTGCGCAAAACGTAAAAAACTGATATAGGGGCACGTTATGGCCACTGCGATGACATTCACGACGTTGAAACAAGACGTGCAGCGCTATCTTGAGCGCGGCAACACACTCGCGTCGGACCCCATTGTCTTTGAACAAATCCCGCGTCTGATCAACCTCGCCGAGCGTCGCATCGCCCGCGAGCTGAAAGTCGAGGGTTTCATCAACGTCGTGACCGGCACACTCTCCGAGGGTCAGTCTGTATACCCCAAGCCCGATCGCTGGCGCGACACCGTGTCGATCAACATCGGCACAGGCGCTACGTTCAACAACCGCAAGCTCTTGTTTTCCCGCGTCTACGAATATCTGCGGTCCTACTGGCCAAACGCTTTGGAGACGGACACACCTTTATTCTACAGCGACTATGATTACAGTCACTGGCTCCTCGCGCCGACACCGGACGCAGAATACCCATTCGAAATCCTGTACTACGAACTGCCCCCCTTGCTTGACGAGAGCGTGCAGACGAACTGGATTACAGAATACGCCCCGCAGCTTCTGCTTTACGGCACGCTGGTTGAGGCAACGCCGTTCCTGAAGAACGACGAACGCATCCCAGTTTGGCAGAGCATGTACGACCGCGCGGCGGCAATGTTGAACGGCGAAGACCTCGCCAAAATCCTAGACCGATCCGCCGTGCGTAAGGAGGCATAATGTCCACTTCATTTACACAAGTTTTTGGTGGTACAACGATCTACCCCTCAGACGTATCGTATCTCCCACTCGCGCTGACCAGCGACATCACCCTCGAGTGGCCGCTTGAGGCCACCACCGGCAACAACGTCGTTGCCCGCATCATCGACATCACGCCAACCGGCCCGTACACTGTCACGCTTCCTGACGCGATGTCAGTCGGCGTCGGCCAGACGATCCTGTTCAACAACCTCGGCCCAGACACAATCACTATCGACAACGCCGCAGGCAACGCGATCCTGAGCATCGGCGCGGGCGAGCAGTGGCAGTGCTACCTCATCAGCAACACCACCGTCGGCGGTGTCTGGCGCACTTTCCGTTACGGCGCTGCCGTGGCGCAGGCTCAAGCCGCCGCGTTGGCTGGCGCGGGTCTGCTTGCGACTGGGTCAACCCTCGCACAGAATTACGAGGTTGTTGACTTCTCCATTACGCCGTACTCGCTGACGGCCCCTGACCGCGCGAAGGTCTTTGTCTGGGCTGGTGGCCTTGGCACGCTCAACTTGCCGACGGCTGTAGCCGCTGGCGACGGCTGGTTTGTGCAAGTCCGCAATGGCGGTCAAGGCGACTTGACCGTTGACCCGTCTGGCTCCGAGCTTATCAACGCAGCATCCTCGCTCCTCTTGCAACCGGGCGACAGCGCCGCCATCGTCAGCGACGGCATCCAGTGGTACACCATCGGCCTCGGCCAGCAGGCGGTCTTCGCCTTCGACTACACGACGATTGCCGTCACTGGCGGTACGTACACGCTCTCTGGCTCTGAGCTGAACCGTATCGCGTACAAGTTCACTGGCGCACTGTCGTCTAACGTCAACATCGTCGTACCCGCAACGGTGCAGCAGTACTGGGTCAACAACGCCACGACTGGCGCATTTACGCTTGGCGTAAAGACATCCAGCGGCGCGGCTACTTTGGTCACGCAGGGCGCGACGGCCATTCTGTACTGCGACGGTACGAACATCATCTCGGCGACCACTTCGGCGGCCTTTACAGGCGTCGTTTCCATCGCCAACGGCGGAACAGGCGCAGTCAACGCACCTTCCGCGCTGACCAACCTTGGTGGTACAGGCATCGGCACGTCGGTATTTACGGCAGCCACAACATCTGCGGCCCGCTCTGCCATCGCGGCGGCTGGCTCTGGCGCTAACTCGGACATCACGTCACTGACGGGCCTCACAACGCCACTGAGCGTTGCGCAGGGCGGCACCAACGCGACGACGGCTGGCGCTGCGCGCTCGAGCCTTGGCGCAGCGGCAAGCGGCTCTAATGCAGACATCACGGCGCTCACCAACGCGGCAGGCATTCAGATCGGCGCTCCCACAGGGGGCGCACTGGGCGCGGGCACTATCAACGCCACGGGCCTCTTCATCAACGGCGTCGGCGCTGCGGCAGGCGGCTCGGTGTCGAGCGTGGCCCTGTCGGCTCCGTCCATCTTCACTGTATCCGGCTCGCCAGTCACAACGACTGGGACACTTGCGCTATCGTACTCGGGCACTGCGCTGCCTGTCGTCAACGGCGGCACAGGTCAAACGACGTACACCGACGGGCAGTTGCTCATCGGTAACAGCACCGGCAACACGCTCACGAAGGCGACATTGACGGCGGGTTCGGGCATTACGATCACGAACAGCGCAGGCGGCATCTCTATCGCGTCTACCGCAGGCGGTGGTTCCGTTACCTCAGTGGCCGCGTCGGGCGGCACAACCGGTCTCACATTTACTGGCTCGCCAATTACAGGCGCAGGTACACTCACTCTAGGGGGAACCTTAGCGATAGCGTCTGGGGGCACTGGCGCGACCAGTGCCTCCGGCGCGAGGCTCAACCTTGGCGCTGCGGCCTCGGGCGCAAACGCCGACATCACATCGCTCACCGGCCTGACCACGGCGCTGACTGTGGCGCAGGGCGGCACCGGTGTCGCGACCACACCTACAAACGGTCAGGTTCTGATTGGCAACGGCGCGGGCTACAACCTTTCGACCTTGACTGCAGGCTCGGGCATAACCGTAACGAACAGCGCGGGCGGC